ATCAAAAAGTTTTCGTGCCGTATTTAAAGCACGACGTTAAGCTATTATTAGAAACATATAAACCCCAAATAGATTTATTATTAACAAAAAAGACAGTAGAAGAAGTAAACGAAGCGTTTTAAAATATAAACCAATAAATAAATATAAAATGGAAGCAACAAGAACAAATTACAAAGAAAAAATTGAGAATTTTATTAAAGATTTAAATAGAGTTTCTGTTGACCAACGTGCGTTACCTGATAAAATTAAATATGGTAAACTTTCAGTGGTTTTTACAGAAGATGCAGAATCGCTGAAGATTGAAGTGTTTTATGCTAACTTAGAATCGCCAGATGATAAATTAGAGGTCATGACTACGAGTTGTGAGTGTAAAGATTTACAACCTCAAGATGTAGAAGATAAAAAATATCAATCTTTGACTTTGTTTTATATGCAATTTTTTAGAGCAGTTCTTGTGCAAGAAGACGTTGAAGGAAAACCAAGTATTAGTACTTTGATAAAAAAAGGATTAGCGTAAAAATTAAGGGGCGATACAAAGCCCCTTTTTTATTTCCATTAATTTCCTATATTTGTCACACAGCGAGAGGCTGAAAAACAAATATATATGAGTCTACTTATCTATGCAGATGACCGCCAAAACGTAATTTTACGACCCGATGTGGTTAAACTTTGCCCCGAATTAGGGGTTCTTAACGAAGACGAATTGCTTTATGTAATTCTTGCTTACGATTATTTTAGCATTTACCGACAATTTCCTGAAGAAGATCGTATCCGAAAGGCTATGATTCACGTATGGAATGACAACAATCCTAAAATTCTCACATCACCAAAAGTTAATCGGGCGATAGAGGTATATAAATCACTTCAGTACAATCCAAAAGTAGAACAGGTGGCTAGGTATCAAAAGAAAATTGAGCAGATGCTTGAGGTTGTTGATAACGAAACTTCTGTAACTGCTATTAAGAACGCCCGCGAAATTATTTCAGGTTTACGAAAGGATATTATTGAATTAGAGAGCGAAGTGGCAGAGTCGATACGAAAACAAGGTAAAATTAAAGGTAATATGGAGAGAAGTTGGCTTGAGGAAATTATGGACAGGAAGGCTTATTATGAAAAAGTAATAGCGAAAAAATGATTTTACGTCCACCATATTATAAGGGAAAAAATTGCTGCTTAAATCCCGTTGCACGTTACGGAATTCCGAAATATGCAGATTCAAGATTAAACCCTAAAGTAAAAGGAACGCCTGACTTTGAAAAGTATTGGGAAGAACAATTATACTACATCCGAAATGGCTACCAGTCTGGAGGCGTTTATATAACTGGCAGATTTTATTATTATTTGAATTTTAACTTTATGTCAACAATTAATGGGATTATTACCCCCGATGTTGTTGATTTACATCACGAGCTTTCTTTGTTATATGAATACGCTAAATCAGTTGGTAAAAATATTATTGTAGGTAAGGCTCGTAGAAAGGGTATTTCAGAATTTACACATAAAGCTGTTATTGATTATGGATACAGATTCACTTATGGATATAATGCTGGAATAGCAGCTGGATTAAAAGATTATGCTTTAGATTTTATGACCAAGTGGAGCAATGGAGATTCATTAATGCCGCTTGAATTACAAACTAAAACACTAATTAGTAATAATGATGAAGTGCAAGCTGGTTATGAAATTCAAGATGAAAACAATCAGTGGATAGAAAAAGGAACAAAGAATAAAATTCACGTAAGAACGATGTTTAATAATCCTAATTTATTTAAAGGGTTATATTTAAACGATGTGGTTGCCGAGGAATGTGGGGAATTTCCGAATCTTATTGAGTTCTATAATGCAACAGAGGATACGTTAACAGATGGTGACAAACAAATTGGCACGATGATGTTTTACGGAACTGCGGGCAACGTCAACAAAGGCTCTAAAGATTATAAATACATTTGGGAACATGCTGATGAATTTAATATGATTAAGTTTTTAGCGCCCGCAACAAGATTTCATAAACCGAATTATGGGGGAGCGACAAGGAATGGAGAAATTGTTGAACAGATTCCTAATTTATTGTTGACCCACAAGAAATTTGAGTTAATTGGAGTAGAGGATGAGAAGGCGGCGAAAGACTTTATTTTAAAGAAGTCTGACAAGCTTGCTAAGAGCGGAAATAAGAAAAAATATTTAGAGTATAAGCAAAACAATCCTTTAGAAGAAAAGGATATGTTTAGAAAAACGGCGGTTAATGAATTTGATACTGAGAAATTAAACGACCAAGAATATATTTTATCAAATTCGCCAAAAAAATATTCCCGATGGAGATTAGATTGGGCTATGGATGACAATACAAAGCTTAGAAAAATTCCTTTACAAATAATAGCTAAACCAGCGACAAAAGAGGATAAAGACGAAACAACATTTTTAATTCTTGACAATGGACATCCTTTAAAAGGATATTGGGGATTGTATTCGGGAGGTATTGATAGTTATGACCAAGACACATCTAAAACCTCTAAATCATTAGGGGCTATGTGTGTGTTGATAAGAGCAAACACTATTGTAAACGCCCCTCAAATAGCTCCAGTTGCAGTAATCTGTACGCGACCTAAGCGTAAGGAAATGTTTTACGAGATGTGTTTAAAATTAGCAGTGTATTATAATTTACAAGGCGCTACTTTAATAGATGCCGCGAAACCTCACGTAATAAAATATTTTGAAGAAAATTATGGACAACAATATTTAGCATTACGCCCTAAAGCATTTGAAAATTCTAATTCAGACCAAACACACGTTCACGGAATATTATTAACAAAGGGTAGCCGACCTAAAATGGTTGGTTTAATGGATACAGCTATTTATTATAATGTTGACCAGATATGGTTTGATGAATTAATTAATCAGTTACAGAATTTTGATGAAGTTGAAGAAGGGTCAGATAATGACTTGGCGGACGCTTATGGAATTGCTCTTATGCAAGCTACTTCTATGGAAGCGCCTCCAACTAACCATGAAGAAGATGATGTTGACCAAGCCTTTAACCTTCACGCTGGCACTTTTGATAGAAATGGGGACTACCATCATAACGTAGAAACAAGGGAATTGAAAAGTGATGAACAAGATAATGACTTGTTTGGGTCATAGTTACAAAATTTTGCTTATTTTTGGTGAAATCAATTCAATAAAATGAGTAACGCAATTGGACTTCCAGATATAGCAGTTCCCGAAACAGAAAAAACACCTGACTGGTGTAAAGGATTTTTATTTTACGCACGAAATTTACTTACAACTTATGATTGGCGGAGACAGCAAATGACTTCGCTTTATCAGTCATACAATGGCGTTAAAAACGCTTCGCATAATGGCTTGTGGGAAAAAACTTATGGCAAACAAAATAAAGCTAAATATATCGCTTATCGCGCGGGCAGAACTAAACTAAATTTGCTTCATGGAGAATGGATTAAAAGACCTTTAGCGGCGACTGTTGAAACTATTAACATAGATGCTATTAGTGAAAAAATGCGTCAAATGGATTTTATGATGGGGGCTATGTTAGCCAAACCAGCATTAGAAGATTTACGCGATAAAGCGGGAGTTGATGTAATGGAAGGGGCGCAAATACCAAGTTCAGAAGAAGACCCAATTTGGCAACAATATAGTCCAAAAGATAAGTGTGAAGATATAATGCAAATCATTGTAGATGAGAAGATTAAGAAGTTAAATTTGATTCAAAAATTTGGCGACCAATTCTTAGATGTTTGTATTACAAGTTCGTGTTATGGTAAAATTGAGATAGACGAAAAGGGTAATGTTGATTATATTAAAATCGACCCCCGTGATGCAATTTATCAGGAGATTGAGAATGATTATTTTTTAGAGAAAAGTCCTTTGAAGGGTTGTCGCCAAAAAATGCCAGTGTATCAATTATTGAATCGTTATGAGTTTACTGAGGCTGAAAAAAATATGCTTCAGGATATGCAAAACACTTGGTTTGATAATTGGTCAACAAGACAGTGGATGGGTACTATGAATGGTCAGCAATTGCTTGTAGATGTTATTCATATCGAATGGAAGGCAATGAAGCCCCGTTATTATAAAATCGCTCCAAAAACACCTAATCAATTAGAATGGAGTAGTGAGACTGAAAAGGTGACAATTGAGATAAGCCCTAAGCAATATGAATTGAATAGAAAGGCTTTTGAAAAGGATGTTGAGAATGGAAAATATGTGATTGAGACTAAGTGGGAAGAGGATTTATGGGAAGGTACTATGATTGGCGGGGTAATATTTAAAAATATGCGCCGTAAACCATTTCAAATGCGTAGACACGATTACCCAGCTTATATATTGGATAGTTCTTACATTGGAATAAATGTAGGCACTGTTGATGGATTAAGAATTTCAGTACAAAAAGTAATAGAGAACTTTGATAATTTATTTGATATTACAATGTATCAGATAATGAAGGAACTTGCTAAGTTCAAGGGTAAAGTGATAATGTATGACAGAGCAGCGTTGCCTAAAAAGAGGACGTTGAAAGAAATTGCTTACGATATGGCTAATGACAGTTTTATTGATGTTGATAGTTCGGCATCAGGGAACTTTGCTAATCGTAATTTATCTGGCATGGAATTGTTTAAAGAATTTGATTTAGGGCTAAGCCAATCAGTACAACAGTTATTGGCTCTTAAAGATCAAATTTTAATGACAATGGATAGACTCACTGGAATTAATGAAACAAGGGAGGGTTCTATTCAAGCATCTGCTACTGTAACTAATTCCCAACAAGCCATCGAAAATTCGCGGACGCAAACAGCCCCTATTTACTACGCTATGGAATTGTTTACTGAGCAAGTATTAATTAGGATAGCAGAAGCTTCTAAAATTAGCTACGCGTTCTATAAACAGGATGAAGGCGAGCAAATTTTGGGCAGCGAGAAGTTTAAGTATATGCAAGTTGGTGTTGATATTGGATTTAGGGATTATGGCGTTTATTTACAAAGTGGCGGACGTTATAATGAGATTAAGGCTAAGATGCGTTCTATGATGGAATTCTCTATTAATGCACAACAAATAACGCCTTTAGAGGTATTGAAATTTGAGATGTCAGAAACTTTTGTAGAGGCTAAACAAATATTTGAGGATGCTTATGTAAGGGTTCAGGAAAACGCTATACGTCAACAACAAGCGGATGCTCAAAATCAACAAGCTATGCAACAGCAAATGTTACAACAACAACAGGCTATGCACGAACAACAGTTACAAGAAACAAGAGCATTAATGCTTGAGAAAATTGGAGCTGAAACTGAGGGTCAAATTGCTATTGACGATAATAAGTCTGGCAATAAGATGATTAATGACCAACATAATGCTGAAAATAAATTTTTGCAAGGTCAATAAAAGTTAATACATTTATAACCAAATCAATACATAAAAATGGAAGAAAACACAGAAATAGTTGTAAACAAATCGGGAGAGCCGACACCTACACCTACGCCTGAGATTAAAGACCCTTGGGCGATATTAGAAACCGAACCAACCTTTAAATCAGATGACAATGGCAGCACTGCCAAATCAGACCTTGACCTTAATTTAACAATAACGCCTCAAGAACAAGAGGAAAAAAAGAGATTAGAAACTGAGAACAAGGCAAAAGAAGCTGAGGCTTTAGTTACAAAGGCTAAAGAATTAGGTTTAACTGAAACCGCAACGGCGGATGAGATTAAACAAGCTGAGGAAAAAATAACTAATGAATTAAAAGCTAAGGCAGTTGAATTAGGATTACCTGAAACAGCTACGAAAGAAGAAATCAGCGCTGCCGAATTAGCTAAAACAGAAACGGAAGGGTTTGTTAAGGAAAGCGAATTAGCGACAGGCTTATTAGGTGCTGAAGACGGCACTTGGAAAGCTTTAATGTTAGCTGAGGGCTTAGAAGTTCCAGCGGACTATAAAGAAGAAAACGGATTTGACCTTTATAAAAAGGCAGAAACCGCTAAATGGGAGGCTGTAATTGAAAAAGTTAAGGCTGAAACACAAGAAAGTGTGTTTAGTAAATTAAAGCCTGATGTAGCAACAGCCTTAGAATTGGCGAATGCTATTCCTGATTTGACATTAGAGCAAATTATCGCGCCGACATTAACTATTGATAATTATTTAAAGTTAGGTAAAGAGGAACTTATAAGAGAAGATATTAGATTATCTAATCCTGAGTATACTCAAGAAATGATTGATGTAGAATTTCAAAAGATACAAGATGCAAATCAAGTGGATTTATTAGACTCTAAAATTAGAATTGACCTAAATAAAGAAAAAACAAACATACAGAATTTTCAACAACAGAAAATACAAGAGTATCAGAATCGTCAGATACAAGAAAAATCAACGGCTGAGAAGGCGAAAATTGAACAAGTAATTAAAGCGTTGGACAGAGTTCCTTCGTTCTTGGACAAGAATTTAACCCAAACAGACCGACAGTTTCTCGCTAACAAAATTACAAGCGGAGCTGTTAATGACTTGTTAAACAATCCTGAGAAATTGGCAAGAGCCATAACAATGCTTGAGTTCCATGATAAGGGGATACAATCCTACGAGAACAGAGTTCGGGAAAAATTATTAGTGGAACACAAAAAATCGTTACACAATACGCCAACTACAACTACAACTGGCGGGGCTAATACAGTAGTAGTGAAAAAACCGATAACTAATCAATTTGACATCTTGAAAGAAGAAAAAGCTTTTAGTGGGGATTAAAAAAAATTAAACTTAAACCTCAAAAACTAAAAACAAATTATGGCACTTCAAGGACAAATAAACATCGTACAAGGCACATTTGGTCCGACCTGTACAGATGAAAATGACTTAATCAGAAACCAAGCTTTAAAGCCTGAGATTCGCAAATGGTTAGAGTATAAAAATCGTCGTTATATTATGACGTTATTAACAGACGGAGCGGTTACACCTTATGGTATTAACGCTGAGGCTGGAGCAAAACAAAAATTCCTTGTAGGTAAAGGAAGTGGTATCGGCAACAAAGCATATCGTTTTGATGTGATTGGTCGTATCGAAACTAACGCGGTTATTTTATCGCAAATTGGTTCTTCTGCAACTGGTGGAGCGTTCCAGTTATTAATGCAAAGCGACTACCTTAACCAAGGTGATGTTGTAATGTTCAACTCTCGTTTACAAGCTCGTGTAATGGATGGCGGCAATGGAAACACAACTTCTGGTTATGTTTACAGCTTCCAAACTGTTGACGGAACAACTTTCTCTTTTGCAACTGATGTAGCGGCTCAAACAGGAACTTATACATGTATGCCAGTTCATACTTCATTTGGTGAAGGTTCATTACGCGGTTATTCACGCGACAAAAAACCTGATGTATTTGTTAATCACACTACAATTCAGCGTAAAACAGCTACCATTACTGGTGATGCTGACTCTGATATTTTATGGTATGAATATTCAAATGCAGCTGGAATGGCTCGTGGATGGATGTACACTAAAGTTCAACAATTAAAAGCTATAATGTCAGCAGAAGATGAGCGTCATAAATTATTCGGTGTTTCTTCTATGAAGAACTCTGATGGTTCATTACGTACTACTTCAGCTTTAGGAAATGATCCTGAAACAGGATTCCCTATCGTACAAGGTGATGGATTCGAGCAACAAGTTAATGGTAACAATATTCTTTACGGTTCGGGTTCAGATGGAAATCCAACTGCTGATGACTTTGAAGACATTATGCAAACTATGCAACTTGGTTCAAATCAAATTGATGAAATCGAGTTCTATGGTATTTGCGGTACAGCTGCTTATGCTAACTTACAACGTGTAGCACCAACAATTTCTGGTAATCAAAATACAAGTTTATTCCAAACTGTTATTGATTCTAAAGAAGCTGGCGGAGCGAAAGTTGGAACTGGTATGAACTTTATGAGAATCAACTTGAATGGTAACAGCGTGACCTTCATTAAGCACACAATGTTTGATGACCCTCGTATGTTTACTTCATTAGACGCTCAAGGTAATCCTGATATGTCAAGCACAATCTTCTTCATTGGTATGTCTAAGTCAGGTTCTGGCGATAGTCCTACTATGGAAATTTTACACAAACAAGCTAATGGCTTGTCACGTAAAATGGTTGAGGCTGACTTCTTAGGTTTAACTGGTAAGGCTGGTTTCGTACAATCAGAACAAGATGCTAACAAATACGCTTGCTTAAAACAAGATATGTTAGTTGTTTATAACACTGCTCTTTGCGGTATTATCTACAAAGGATAAAAATAAATTAGGGCAGTAGAAAACCTCTATTGCCCTTTATTAAATAATTAAAAAAGAGCGAGAGGCTCACTAAAAAAATGGAAAACGTAAATAACACAGTAGATACCACATCCGAATATATTTGGGTTGCAGATGGTAACGGAATGAAGCACAAACACATTAATTTTGATAATCCTAATATATGTCCAAGACATGGGATGGTTGAAATTGAAGCTTTAAAGAAAACAGATTCTGAACGCGGGCTATCCAATAACGCGTCTTATGCAAAATTTGTAGACAAAAAAACAGGAATTATTTGGGGAAAGCCAACTGGTATTCACAATATCAGCAAAGAAATTCAATATCAAAGATTAAGATTAGGTAACAATACGTTTTTTGATCGTACTGACCCTTTACAAGCGGAACTGTGTTGTATAGTTTTAAAAGCTATTGAGTCTGGTAAATTTGTAGATACACAAGGTAGACCTCGATTTAAAGTTCGCGATAAAGAAATGGCGGCTCAAAAAGAAATAGATTTACGTTCACACAAGCGTAAGGCTATTGAAATTATTGAGTCATTACCTTATGGAGAAGAATTGAAGGATTGCGCCCGTAATATGGGAATTAACCCTGATATTTATTCGCCGATGGTATTAGCTAATGAACTTTGCAATGTTGTAGAGGGAGCTAATGGTAAACCAAGTAGAGCTAAGGAATTTTTGGAAATGTACAATAGTCCAACTAAAACTTATCTTACTATTCTTAAAAACGCTATGTCTATGGCTGTTATTGAATTTAATCCAATGGAAGGATTCAAATATGGCGGAATGAACATTGGTAAGACTCAAGAATTAGCAGTGGCACATTTAGTTAAGAATCCTGATTTAGCAGCTTCTATTAATACATTTACTCTTGATAAGAGAGCTAAAGGAGTTGAGGCTAATAAAGTAGTTACATCGTTGCCAACAATTGTAGAAGACCCTGAAAAGGAGGCTTTAAAGAAACGATTGGCTGATATGGAAGCTATAATGGCTGAATTGACTAAAAAAAACTTATCAACAAGCGGTGTTGATAAAAATACGGCAGATGAAGGTGATGAAGCTAAGATGAAGGCTTTGCGCGATGAAGCTAAGGCTTTAGGCGTAAAAGGCTATCAGGTGGCAAAAATTTCTTACGAAACTCTTTTAAAGAAAGTAAATGAGAAAAAAACTGAATTAGCAGAAGCGTAATATTCATTTAAATACTAAAATTAAAGGGCGGCTAATAACCGCCTTTTTTATTTATCTTAGCGAAAACATTTATCAATGAATGCAATAGGACTCAAGGAAAGAATAGATTTTTACTTAGACCGTTCAAGAACGTCAAGGTTTCCATTTAATACATATAATTTAGCAGTAAGAGAAGCTCAGATGCAATATTTTGACTTCTTTAAAGATGACCCTAAAGGAGTGAGAGAGTGTTTATACACTCTTAAAACAGATGTTACGCCTACCGTTACACTACTACAAACAACAGCTAATTACATTGTAAATCACATTGATTATCCAACAGATTATCATTATTTCCAAGTGATGAATATCTTTGTTGATGGTGTATTGGCGGAAGTTTCTCCAACAGATGACGACCAATTAAACAGGCAATTACAAAACACTTTTACAGCTCCGACAAATAAATATATTTTTCAAAGAGAAGATTCTACTGGCTGGAAAATATACAGAGGCACAACAGGAACTCCAACTTGTGAGATGACTTATCTTAAATCGCCTTCTGATTATTATATAGGTAATGAAACAGATTTAATTGACGAGGGAACTGGTGTTTTAGCTCCTTTTACTAATTATACAGCGGTTGAACAAAGCGAATACAATGGAGTTGTTTATAATCCAGCAGATACTTTTACAACTAACGCAACAATAGATTTAACTAGCGGGCAAGTTATTTTAAGCTCTATTTTAGTGCCTTCTAATTTACCTGAAACGGTACATGAGGATTTGGCTAAAAAAGTGGCTTCTTTAATGAGTGGAAGTATATCGGATTTTAACAAATCTATGTTTACTGAAAAGGAAGTGAATAAAAATGTTTCATAGCATTGCTTTAGCGTTGCTAAATGTGTTATATTTACAACATTAATAATTTAATTTAAAAACAAAAACAATGGGAAAACAAACAATTAACGAAGCAGTTTTGTTACGCACGTCCGCAGCGACTGACGTACAAAGCAGTGGTGGGTACATCACCATAGCTGGTTTAAGTGCTACATGGAAGAAATTACTATCTTCTATTAAGCAGATTAAATATAAAGCTGAAGTGGTACAAGTGGTAACAATTGGTGGTGTAGATACTACATGGGCACCAGTTGGAAGTACAGTTTATGGAGTATTAATTGGCGACCCAAGACGTAACGTTTCGGGTTCTGAATCTCCTCTAAAATTGTATTCTTACAAAACAAGTCTTTCTTTAGCAGTAGAGGGAGCAAACGCACAAGCTCGCCGTGAGTATATCGCTACTCAAATTGTGGCTAAAATTAACGCAGACCCTTCAAATTATGGCGTGGCAGCAGTTACAAGTAATGGTACATTTACCTTTACTGATGACGCTGGTTATAATCCATTATTGAACAATGACGCGAATTTACTTTACGCTCAAGGTCAAAGTGGTCGTATGGGTAAATCAACTGTACAAATTTGGCAAAATAATGATGGAACTGGTTACGCTACAAATAATATCGCGGTTACAACAGCGGCAGTTTATGCTTTTGGTGTAGGTGCTGATTTAGCTAACGGTAAGCCAGTAATGGACTTCATGTATGGTAATCTTATCCAAGGTACTTTAATCGCTCCTCCTTTAACAACTGCTGGTTTAGGCGCTGTTTCTGGTCAGAAGTATGATGCTTTCGTAATTAATTCATTTAATACGGCGGCTGCTCATAACCAAACTGGTCAAGATGCTCTAATTCAAAAATTGAAAACTGTATGGGTTGATAATGGTACTGGTTCTGATACCACTAATTTAACTGGATTTAAGGCTATTGAACGCGTATTCCATAAATTAATGGTACAAGTTTATAGTCCTGACGCGGCTACTGTTCAAGAATGGTTTGACCGCCCGATTGTATTCCAAGACCCATTAGGAGCTGCTCCAACTGGTACTGCTAATACGTTAGGCTGGCAATATGGTTACACTCCATTAAACCGTACAAACATTGGAACTCAAACGATTGTAGTTCCAGTATTAAACGCTGATGGTTTATTATTAGACCAAGATGATACTGCTACTGAAGGCTCTCATACCTCAGCTAATCAACAAGCATTAGGCGACCAATCATTTGTTGTAGGTAAAACTGCATTTATGGTGGCTGCTCGTTATGTAATGGCTGATTTCACTGACGCTGCATTTATGATAGGTTTCCGCAAGAAAGCTGTTTATGATGCTGTAATTAACAATTACACAGATTATGCAACTATTGGAAACGGAAGTTCTGTTGCTGGTACAACTTGGATTAATGGTGATTTCTTCGTGACTCGCGCTGCATTAAATGGCGCTGCTACAACACAAGCTATTTCGGCAGTAGCTCCAGCTGATGCTGTATCTGCATTAATTTGGTTAAAAGTAGCTTTAGATGGTACTGTAACAGCGTTTGTTAACGGAACAAGTTATCCTATTTATTCAAGCGGAACTACTACAATGATTTTTGATGCTGGGGATGAGTTAATTCCTTTTTATCAAATTGTAAATATTGGTAGTGGCGACCCAGCTTGTTCAGCTAGTGAATTCTTTGCTGTAGCAACTGATACATTAATCAGCTAATAATTAAATAAATTAAAAACCTTAGAAAGGGGTGGGTAACGCTCACTCCTTTTTTATTAAAACAAAATATTATGTTAACAGAAAATCAAGATGGGTTTGACGCTCATGGAAAAAGAATAAAAAACGCTTCGGCTGGCGTTCAAAGCACAGACCTTACAACTAAGGCGCAAGTGTTTGATGAAGCTGGTACTTATGCTGGTAATTTAACATTTAACGGTAACGAAACATTCACCGGAACTAATACGCATAGTGGTTCTGAAACTTTTAGCGGGGCGTTAATTTCGTCTTTAACTACCGAGTCTTCAAGTTCTACTACTGGAGCAATTAAAACAGCTGGTGGTATTGGTGTTGCTAAAAACGCTACTATTGGTGGTGCGCTAGTACCTAGTAAAGTAGTTGTTTCAAATCACACTGGAGTAGCTATTAATACTACAGCTGCTGGAACTTTAGCGGTTGTAACTAGTGGTGTTGTTGCGGGATTAATCACTTCAACATCTGCTGCTGCCGTAACGGTTACTTTGGATTCAGTAGCAAACATGATTACTGCTTTTGCGGCGGTTGGCGTAACTATTGGAGCTGGAAGTTGGATAGAATTTTATGTAGACAACAGTGCTGGAGCAAATACAGTAACAGTAGCAGTTGATGCGGGTACTACACTTGCAGTTACAACCCCAGCAATTACTGGCGGAGCAACTTTAACTGTTTCTACAGCTAACGTAGTGGGTAAATTTGGTATTTACATTACCTCACCTACGGCTGGAAAACTATTAAGATTATATTAATATTAATTAGGGGTGTAAAAAACCCCTTTTTTAAAAACATTTACAATGGACGTTTCAAAAATATTAGAGTCAATTTTAAGAAAACTTTCTAGCGGAATACCTGTTAGTGTATTGCCCGCTGGCACTACAGCTACAATTCAGGTTAGAAATTATTTAACTGCAAATAGTACGGCTGTTGTTATAAAGGCAGGCGCTGGAAGTATTTATGGATGGAATTTAAACAATACTAGCGCAACTATTATTTATGTAAAGATTTATGATAAAGCGGCGGCTAGTGTAAATCCAGCATCAGACGTTCCGATTAAGACATTAGAAATTGCAGCTAATGGTTCAGTATATCAAGAGCCAAATAGCATTCAGGTTACAGCTGGAACAGCTTTATCTGCAAGGGCAGTTACTGGATATGCTGATACAGATACAACAGCACCAGCAACATTGCCAATTTTAGAATGGGAAATTGTTTAAAAATAAATTATGGGATATTCAGTTGAACCAAACATAGTACCATACAGAGTAGGTGGTACATATTTTAATCAAGACTTTACAACGCTTGCAAATTTATCGGACTATACTTCTAATAAGCCAGCGCCAGATACTTCATCTTGGACATTAAGTGGTGGATTTTTAAGAGCCGTTCGTTCTGATGTTAACTTAGGATTTTTAAATTATCTTAAATTTAACGGATTTGGATTTATAAATTCTAAATATTGGAGCGTCACCGTTGTTGTAGACACAAAACAAAAAGATGCTAATTCTTTTGGATTTGGATTTGGATTTATGAGTGCGGCAGCGAACGTTCCAGTGTCGGCTACTGATGGGTTTTTAAGAGCTGATATTAACTGTTCTACAACAGCAAACGGAACTACTACATTAAGATGTAATGGTGTTGCTACGGCTGGGTCTACATTATTATCTCACAACGTTAATGCTACTTTGTATCTTAACATAACACGCAATAATCACGAAATAACAGTAAATGCACAAAATGTAACAGCTGTTGCCACAACAACTCCAGTTGTTACTCAAACAACAATTATTAGCAGATTAACAAGCACAAATTGGGATAATTCTACATTAGTTCCATATATGTATTTATTAGGCGGAACTTATGATGTAAGAAGCTTATCAATGAATACAAGAATAGCTAAAAATGCGGATGGTATTTTTGTCGGAGACAGCATTACTCATGGTATGTTTATGGGCAATAATGATAAAACATATCCCGAAGTTTTGGCGGACGTTCTTAACAAAAAATATTACAACTTTGCTAGTTCAGCTACCGTAACTGGAGATTGGACTGGCGCTACAAACGAACTTATTACATTAACACCTAAGAAGGTTTACTTCATGTTGGGTCGTAACGATGTAGCTACAGGGGTAGCTCAGGCGACTACTTTAGCAAATTACGCTACAATGATAGCAGCTTTAACTGGAGCTGGGATAGATTATAGGATTATCAGTTTACTTCCTAGCGGAACGGCTTTAAATACTAATTTAGTGGCTTTAAACACGGCTTTGCAAGCATTATATCCAACTAAGTATATTGATATTTATAGTGATTTTAATGCGGGCAGTGGGCTTCTTAAATATGAATTGTCTTCTGGCGATGGAACTCACTTATCAGCACAGGGTCAAACTCAAGTTGCAAATAGTTTATTAACAACATCTCCTCTAAGTTTTTTATCATAAAATGGGATATTCAGTAGAGCCGTTGCAAAAAATATATATGCGCCAACACGCAACGTATCAATTTACAAGCACCGTTGCTGCTCAAAAAATATTTAATGGTACTGCTAACGGAAGGGTAACATTACCAGTTGGAGCTTATACTTTTACTTGCATGATGTATTTAACTGGTATGAGTGCAACTAGTGGAAATGGTTCTTTTAGTTTAGTAGCTGGAAGCGCCGTGATTAGTTCATTTTTAATGAATGCCGTAGGTATGGATACTAATGATATTCGCGGACAAGGAAATAAAACAGGGTCTTTTGCTTACTCTAACGCATTTCAAACAAACACAGTATCAACTGGAATAGGCACAGAGGTTGCTATAGAAATAACGGGAAGTTTTGAAGTGAATACGGCTGGAACTGTAACACCAAGTTTTGCTTTAACAACAGCCGCCACACCAACTCTTAGCATTGGTTCTTATATTGAATTTGTTTACTTGGGTCTTGACTCATCAACATATAGCGGAAATTGGGATTAATGGCGGACGAACCAACATACAATCCAGTTCCACAATCTACACCTGTAGATGGACTAACGCTGCTTGATATTGTAAGAGCTTTTAATAGCTCTACTGGTAAAGAATACTCAACACGATTTGTTAATGTAGGTAATCTTTTACAAGATACAATCGAACCTTTATTTAGCAACATACAAGGCAGCCCTTATTCTAATCAAGAATTGGGGGATATTTTAACTGAAATTACCAAACAAATAATGTTAATTAAATCTGAGATAGAATATCAACATATATTCAACGGAAATCTTATATTTGAACTTCAGGAACAAGGAATTAAATTTGAAAGTGAAATTTTATTGAATGAATTAAATTATATACAATGACAATAGATAACATAGTAACAGGAGTTCAATCCCTTTCGGATGGGTCTACTCAAAAAATAATAAACGCAAATCGTCAGGGAGACTTGGTATTTGCTCAGGGTTCAGCTCCTTATCAAGAATTAGCTTTAAGGGCTTTTTTATATTCAGCAAGTAATCAATCGGCACAAGCCGTATCTGTTGGTTTAGCAACTACATATACTGGTCTTTGTTTGTCTAATCCACTTAATAGCGGGTATAATTTGGTTTTACTTGGATGTAGTTTTGGTTTAACTGTAGCTCCAGCAGCAATAGCTTCATTACACTTAATTTCAGGATTTTCTGCAACAGCCAATGTAACACATACAACTCCAGTGACAATTAATAATAATATTATTGGGGCTGGATTGGATTCTATTGCAAAAGTAGATTCAGCTGCGACAATTTCAACGCCAGTTTATTTAGTGCCTTTGTGTAGTGGATTTACGGCAGCTGCTTTACCATCAATGACTCCTAATTGGATTGACTTGAAGGGTCAGTTTATTATTCCTCAGGGGGGATTTGTTGCGATTGGAGCTTTAACAGCTGTTACTGGATTTGGTGGTTTTACGTGGGCTGAAGTTCCAGCATGATGAAAAACATTTATTAAAAATTATATATTATGTCAATAACAGTATCACAATTTAAAACAGCTTTAGCAGATGCGATAAACGCAAAAGCAAGCGAATTAGGATTAAGTCCTTCAAGTGTAATAAGTGAAACAGCAAACGGTGAAGCTATTACAGATGTTGCGGCTGGCGTTCTTAACTTAGTAAATACAATTAGCCCTAATAAGGTAGAATATCCAAAACATAAAAGTTAATGAAGAAATTTACTTGGATATTACCAGCTTTAGCTGTATTGTTGTTTGCATTTAACTACCTAATATGTGAGTTAGTGTATGGCAATAATATTGAGAAGTGGTGGGATTTAAGAAATAACATTTCGGCTGTTGTTGTTTTATTAGCTTTTTATTGCACAAAACTTAAAAGTACTCCATTAATAAGCGTTATTACAAATATAGGAATAGGTTTTTCTATAGGGGATGTTATTGATAGAGTCTTTTTTGATATTACACAGTTTACTACCTCTGATGTGTTTATGATAATTATAACGGTAGGATTTTCTATTTTTAAATATTATGTCGGACAAAGACGTGGAAGTTCTTAAAAGGGACGTTCAAAGAATTTTATCTTATCTCCATAACGATGAAGGAACTGGAGAAAAAGGATTGGTCGCTGAAGTTAGGGACTTAAAAGCTAATTTTAGCAATTTTGTATCAGCTTATAAGTTAGAGAAAGCTGTTAAAAAAGCAACAATTGGTGCTTGGGCTACTATAGGCGGAATTGTAGCATTAGTTGCTAAATGGATAGTAACATTAGTATTTGAACATTTTCATTTTTAATGTTGGAGGGAGTATTAACAAATAGAAGAATTGCCTATTTAAAGGAAATGAAGATGATTAAAGCTGGAAAATATTTCGTGTTAGAGGAGTTCATTAATCCTAATGATTTTGCGGAACATAAAGAAAATAGCATTGATTTAATAGATAAAAGAATAATTGCAATTGCTGATTTTATTCGCGAGACAGTAGGAAAACCAGTTACAATAAATAATTGGCACACTGGTGGTCAATTTAAAGAAAGTGGATTAAGAGAACAAAACACCACAACTGGAGCTAAAAAATCTGCCCATAAAGAAGGAAAAGCTATTGACGTTAAGGTTAATGGTTTTGGTGGAAAAGAATGGTATGATTTTGTAAAGAAAAATGCTAAGGCATTGTATCAATTAGGGGCAAGAAGAATTGAGGATAAAAGTTTAGCCACAACTTGGTTACATATTGATGTAAAAGAACATGGAATTCCTAATGTAATTACAGTTATTGATCTAAAGGATGTTGTAGAAAAAATTAAAATAGTAGGTTTATGAAAATAACAGGATTGTCAAAAATAGAAAAATTAAAGCTTATTGGGCTTTGTATAAAGTCAGTAAGTGCTATTGCTGGCGGGTCATTGATATTGTCAGAAGGTCATCCATACATAACTATTGGAATTTTAGCAATAGGTGGAGTGGCTAATGAAATTGTATCTTTTATAAAGGAAAAAGAAAATAAACAAATATTAAATGTATCTGAATCAAATGAAAAAATTGAGTCGTAGAGATTGGGCAGTAGCTATTACAATAGGTGTTTTAAGCTTCGTTTTAGGATGGGCGACAAAACATATAGTTGATAGCACAAAAGAGCCCATAATGATTGAAAATCCAATTAACGATGCTTTAAAGAAGCGTAGTGATAGTTTGGAGGCTGTTATAATTCAAAGGGATTTGATTATAGATAATAATGACAAACAGCAGTTTGTTCACGACTCAATAATTATTAACAATAGTAAAGTTTTAAAAAAGGACTATGATAAAATCAAGAATTTGGATGACAGTACTCGCGCTTCATATATTGATAGCGTGTTACGCACAGCCAACATCCGCCGCCGATAGATGCCCTCAAGGTAGAACTTGCTTAACTGCTCCCGAAATGGATTATTTCCTTTTAAGAGATGCCAGATGTAACGCTCTAATTAAAGATTCCATTGAAACGGCTGGTAAAATAGATAAGTATAAGATTAACGAAGCTCTTTATAAGGCTAATGAACAAGATTGTGAGTCTAGGGTTTCAGTTAACAAAACACTTGCTAACAACTACAAAACAACAGCTATCGAATTTCAAGCCAAATACTCTAAAGCACAAGATAAAGCTAAGTTTAGGGGTAAGGTTTTAATAGGTTCACTTTCTGTTAATTTATTATTTTTAGTGGGTGGGTATTTTTTAATAAAATAACTTATCTTTGGCTTATGCCAACAAAAAAAGCTTTGATAGACGAGATACAGTTAATTGCACAGAGATTTGTGCAATCGGATGACTCTCGTATCCCAGACAGATTAATATCAAGATTAATTGACAACACTCGCGCACAACTAATAGTTGAAAAATACAGGCTAACCGAAACAATAGATTATGCTTGGCGCTCACAACCATTTTACATAGATTTTTATAAGATAGAATCAACTGATGACCCCAACATGGCATTCTGTAATTGTCAAATGATGAAAACAGAAATTCCGCCAGTTATTTCGCTTACAAATTATAATGCAAGCAATCAAGATGTGGGTTGTATTTTATATTCAGCTTGTGGTAAATACGAATACTTTCCTAATTCTTTAGAGTTAATAAATAAAATTCCAAAAGGAAATACACTAGGATTGTTCAAATATTATTGCCGATACAACACCACTCTTTATGCTACTGGAACGGCAACAAAATTAAGATTATCACCAATATTATTATACCCAGAGGACGGATATTTAATTAACTCTGAGCCTGTTTTAAGCGGCTCTATTGTGAGTGGCACAGATTATATAGTTAAGTTTGGAACTGTTGTTTATAACACTGTTACTTACTACGCTAACGATACATTTACAGGAGCTTCGGCAACAACATTTACAGGTACTGGCAAAGTTTATTTGCAAAACCAAGTAAGTGCTTTTGAAGAAACAAGCGTTTATCCAGTGGGTGGGGATATGGATAGAGAGATTATGCTTGAGATTCTAACTAAAGAATTTCAAATAGAAGAGTCAATGATAAGTGAATTAAAAAATGACAGTATTGATGACCAAAGAACGCAAAAACAGCCGATGCAAAGAACGGGGAAGTTATAACGAACAAAGAATAATTGAGGGGTTGAAAAAACGTATTAAGAAAAAATTCGGATTTACGCCTAAAGATTATGAGATACGGAAGGTTTGGAAAGATTATTGCGGGATTATTGGTGATGGATTAGCAAAGAATGAACTTGTGAAGTTGGATAAGAAAAACAGTGTGTATGTAATGGGAGAGAGGATAGTAGAAGGGACAACGGCACACAGATTATTAAAGCAAGGTAAAATATTAAGCACAAATAATAAAGTAGTAAAGGTGGCAAAAATGAACGCGAGACATTTAGGCATAAAATATAAAATACAATTTGAACATACTGGTAATGTAAGGGATGATGTATATTTTATCGCTGATAAAAAATTAAAAAGTGCCGTTCACAATGCTATTATGAATACACAAGTTAACTATTCAGTAAAATGTCGATAAATAAATTAGTATCAATACGAAACGCAATAATTGGAGCAAACGCTTTGCTTGGTTTAGACCACGATAAAGACACTCCAATATTTACTATGTGGGCAGTACAAGCCGAACAAGAAATAGGCTCTAAAGGCGCTATGGAGCGTAAGAGAGTTGTTTTAGATATACACGGATGCGCAGCTTGTTTGCCCGATGACGCAATGATATTGGAAGGTGCTATTTTAGGCGACCAAGGCTGTGATTGTGCTGATTTGTTTAATAGAACATTTTGTGGAGCAAGCGGAACTGTATTTATAAACAACGCAAATGTAAACACTTATGGTTTCTTAATTGTTGATATAGCTGGTGTTTCGGGAGATGTCCCTGTTGGCATGGTAGATTATACTATTCAAGACAATAAGATTGTATTCGCCTCTAACTACGATGGACAAAAGGTGACAGTTCAATATCAAGGATTTAAAGTGGATTGTGATGGCTTTATGGAAGTTGGAGAGAATCATATAAGAGCTATAACAGCTTTTATTATTTGGCACGACTACATGAGAAGAAAGAAAAAAACAGGGGCGGATATGGCTCAATTACAATATTGGGAACGTCAATGGAATACGCTTTGTTCACACGCAAGAGCTGATGATGCAATATTAACACAACCTGAAAGAGAAACAATAGCTTTAATGAATAGCGACCCCTATGCTGGACGCGGACTTGCTGTTGGAATGAACACCACGCTTGGTGTTGGTGGTGGTATTTGGGGAGGAGGATTCTAATGCAAATTGGTGAAAATATATTAGACCATACAAACACCTTTGGCGGAGGTATGAATAAGGACAGTAGCGTTCTTTTACAGCCCGATGGCACTTATAGAGATGCAAGGAATTTTCAAGTGATAAATCACGATGGTAATAATTATACTATTAAAGACGCATTAGGTAATAGGGTTATTTTCACTTTACCAAAAGCTTATGAAACATCTTCACCTGTTGCGTTTCAGGACGCGCCGATGCCAATAGGCTTTATCTCATTCCCTGACAAACTCATTGTATTCCATACTAACAATGACACGTCTAGTGGCGGTTATGGAGCAATAGGCGTATTATTTTTGACCAACATTGGACAGAGTATCGCTTCCGACCCACAATCTATAACCGTTGGAGCTAACACATGGACTTTTGATGGCTATGTGCCACTTTATGTACATCAAGAATTGAAGTTCTCTAAAATGTATAAAATAGAGGGTTTTGCGTTTCCTGAAAATGATGACACTGAAAGGGTTTATTGGACTGATTATTTTAATGAACCAAGAGTTTTTGATACAGTAAATCCAATTTACACTACATATTACGCCGACACTGAATTAGTAACTGGTACAGAATACATGGTTATTAGCGGGGCTATTACGCACAATGCGGTAGATTATGGTATTGGATTAACGGCTGGGAATGTTTTTACGGCGGTTAATGCTAATTACACTGTGGCTGACGGTCAGGCTTTAGTTATTAAATATTTCCCTTATCAATTAATAAATTGGACACCATCTCGATTATTAGGAAACATGGTGTTTAATAGTTATGGAACTGGCTCTAAAAGATGCGGTTCTCACATGTATTTTTACAGATTAGGTAAACGTAGTGAGGGATATTTTACAAGTTGGTCTTATGGCAATTATCCTATACATATTGGTGTAGATAACGCAACAAGCGTGTTAAGCGGTAATGCGTATCAAGATTTTGTGGGTGATGGTTCAGAAACAACTATTGTGGTAAGTTCAAAATCAATTAAAATTGATATTTCAAATATTGATACAAATTTTGATATTATACAATTAGCTTGTGCTGAGTATGACCAAATATACACAGCACCTTATGCTATTTCAATAGTTGTTGAAACGGCTGTTACTGGCTCTGATATGACGTTAGAGGATTTTGGAAATGTTAATAAAGGAAATTTAACGCTTGATGATATTACATTATTTCCAGCCAGCATTCTTAAATGTAAAACAATCACCACAAATAAGAATTACAACATAATAGCAAATATAACAGAAAGAGTAGAGTTAGACTTTGACAATACAACTGTTTCGGTTAGTTCGTTTGAATATCCAATGCCAGTGCATGGAGATGACCAAAGTTGTTCTAATGGATATGTATTTGCTAACGTTAATCCAACATTTCCAGCTGCTAATAGTGCAAATCCAGCCGCAGGGTCAATTATACCTTGGTCAAGATGGTTAGTTACTATTGGCGATGGAACTGATACTGTTTTTTATAATGGTATCCAATATTTTGCTGGAGATGTTATAACAGGGGTTGCTTCGGCGGCTGGTATCAACAATCAAAACACTATTACGTTTACAAATAATGGCGCGGTTAGACCTTGTGCTTATTTAAACAAGTACACTTCATCGGCTGGCGCAGATAGAATAGATGCTAATCTTTTAAGAACAATTTCATGGGATTATAAAGACCCCTTAATTGCTTCAACACATAGGGGATATTGGTCGCACGAGGTATATAGGATTGGTGTATTATTTTATGATAAGAAGGGAAATCCTTTTTATGTAAGATGGCTTAGTGATTTTCAATTGCCAGTTATATCAGATAAGAATGGTTTAATGAGAACTGACACTTATTTGGGCGATGACGTTTGGGCGATGAATCCTAGTTTACTTAATATTGATGGCTTAGAATTAAGTCAGGAAATTATAGATAATATTGACGGATTCAGTATTGTAAGAGCGCCAAGAGATGTAAGGATTGTAGCGCAAGGATTAACACTACAAAATAATGTAGTGGCTGGTAACTATCAACCAAGTGATTGTATATTGAATGATACTGCTACTATTGCAGATAGAATTTATACATGGATGTCGCCTGATAATTTTTTACCAAACTTTCCAGAGAAACAGCCTTTAGGTCAAGTTGGTGATATTATGGAGGAGGCTTGTTGGGTTAAGGGAATAGAGTGGGGAAATGATGGAACGGCTTTTCCTGGCCCATATCCAGTAACTTATAGAAGTGGTGGAGGTGGGGCTTCTCAAGATTATCATGTATACGCAAAAATGTTTACTCCACAAACAGACCCTTCGTCTGTGGGCGTTTTAAGAAGTGAGCCTATTGTTAGATGGCAAGACATTGGAGATAATGAGAGTGTAGTTAATATTTTTGGCTTTGCTGGTATTGACTATGTAAATGGTAATATTCCTTGCTTGGCTAACAATTATATGAGTACAATGTGTGCTTCTACAACTGGAGCTCCGCCGTTTTACGTTCAGCAAATGAATAATGCTGGAACAAGGCGTTTTATTGGCGCTAAGAAGACAATTATTTATATGCAAGATATTAAGCATTTTAATAATTATCCAGCTGGCGCTACAAATTACACTGACGGTTCAAGTATTCAGCAAAAGATTATAATGAATTATGTTAAAGAGCTTCCTAATCCTTACGGTGGAACTGGAGATGACGCTTTAGCAAATACAGTTTATATTTCAACAGGACATTATCAATCGATAGATTCAACAGTTATTTCTGATACTCAGGTTACAAAATTGGTTCTTACAAATATTGTAGGTGGCCCGATTTTAGTTGGAGATATTGTTAGCGGAGTTACTTCTGGTGCTACTGGAGTAGTGTCAAGTATTATAGGCGCTAATTATTATTTGTACACAGTTGTTGGAACATTTGTTGATGGCGAACAAGTATCAGATTTTGGAGCTGGTGCAACTGCCGATTTAGTAACAGCTTCTGTTGTGTATTTATTTAATGGAATTCAAGTTGGCGGTGGAGATTGTTTTACTTGTTTAGTTGACCAAGGTTACGGTTTACAGGATACCGTTTACAATGTTTGTTCTATCGGCTTTTACTTCCCGTGTGAGTGTAATTCTAATTATAATTTACGTAGAGGTCGAAAAGCATCTAACGTAGGAATGGGCGGTAATTTAGGTGCTTTATCATGGAATCCACCAGCTTTAGAGGATTATTCTTATAACGCTGGTTATTCAAGCGAGGGGGCACAATTTGCTTATCCAGCTTTACCTGTTGATTTTTCCGGTAGTAGTAGATTTCCAGCAAGAGCAAGGTTCGCTGGACAAAAAGTAATTGGAGAAATTATAGACTCGTTTAGGGTGTTTTTAATCAATGATTATAAAGATGTTGATGTTCAATTAGGGGAGATAAATAATGTTCGTGCTAAAGGTGATTATGTGTATTATTGGCAAAATCATGCAGTAGGCTCTATGCCTATTTTAGAGCGTCAAATGATTTCACAAACGGCTGGGTCTGCTACATCATTAGGTACAGGCGGTGTTTTAACCCGTTTTGACACCATTAGTACTAAGTATGGCAATCAACATCAGCACGGGCTTACAGATACGGAATACGGCTGGATATGGTTTGATATGCGAAACAAGGATATTTGCGTAATGGGATTCGGCGGACAAACACAAGAAATAACAGTTCCAACAGGAATGAAGTCTTATTTTAGTGAGATATTCTTAGAGCGATTAACTTCTGTTTTTAGTGGTATTTATTTAAACTCTCAAACATTCGATATAAGCTCTGATAGACCTTTAATTGGAACTGGTATTGTGGGTGTGTATGACCCTAAAAATAAGATGAGTTATTTAACTTTCAAGTTTAGATCTTATTATAACACTGGAATGGACACAACGTATGACCAATTTCAGATATTGAATAAGGATTTTACAATTGGATTTAGTCATCCCATAAATAAGTTTATAGCTTTTTATGATAAAATGCCCGCTATTTGGCACAATCACAATCAAAGTGTTTTATCAGCTAATGACCCTAAGAATTTAGAAGTTTATTACGGCTCGGATATGTTAGTACCAACGCCTGTTGTTGTTGGTAATGTTATTAAGGATGGCGTTAAAGAATATATTTGTACAACGGCTGGAAGTATAGACGCTTATGTTTCTCCCCCTTCGGCAAGCTTGTTTACGGAAATTAACACTACTAATGAGATTTACATTGAGAATGAAGAAATAGCGCCTAATGTTACTATACAAGGGTATCAGTATAATAAATTTTACGGGCGAGTTGTTAACAATGAAATACAGTTTGTAGTGAATCCAAAAGTTCCACAAGCTTTTGCTATCGATAATCAGTTACAGGTTGGCAATACGGTTAACTTTAACCAGTTCTACTATCAAACTGAGACTAAATCAGCAAGTGATACAAATGTTAAAAGCTGGAATAGGAATTATGAATTAATAGATGAGGGGTGGAATAATAATTTACCGATAAGTAAAACGGGGAAGCTATCAGGATTTTATAACTTAGTGAAATATGTTAAGAAAAACTGGACTACTGTGCCGACAACTTTAACAACGCAAGTTAAGATACTTCAACGAGTTAGGAGTTTCTTTAAATTAAAGTTCTAATTTTCTGTAACCTTTTATTTGTAATATAAGTATAACAATACAAAACTGATATTATGTATTTAGATATTCCAAGAAATCCAAAATTTAACGGGCTAATGTTCCTAATTTGCATAGCAATATTGATGTTAATGACAGCCCTCACTTGTAGCGGACAGCAACAATTACCAAGACATAAAATGGGCAACTACTGGAAAGCTTTGTCCTTACAGACGTTTACAAATGAAATGGATACTATATATTTCGGGTCAGCTTATTATCCGACTCCGTATAACTTTAATTCTATAACAGTTGTAACAACAGGGCAAGATAAGTGTGTGAGGCATTTGATAATGGAAGTTACATACAAGGATAATATGATTGATTATTTTAGCTCTTATAATGACTTAAATTGTTCTGGTTCTAGTTGGTTCAATATAACCGCCGACGAGTTAAACAGACTTAGAACTAAAGACGTGAAATGTGTTAAGTTAACAAATAGTTACAACCGCCATTCTTTTGAGGTGAATGGATTTGGTAATTTTCAATATTACAAAATAGCTTTAAACAATTAATATTCAATATTGTTTGTTGAAACTTTTTGGGAGGTGTTTTTTACAACTTATTACATAAATATGTATATTTGGGGTAAATCATTATATATAAATGAAAGCTCCAAATGGAATTAAAGGTTACGCCAAGGGCGGAAAAACCGAAGTTAAAGGCGACCCCAAAAAAACACCTAAACAATGGGATGAGGAAAATTTAAAAGCGGGAAGAAAGCTAATTCCTTATACTACAACTGGCGCAGCACCTTCTGTTTATAAAGAATATTATGACCCTAAAAATTACCCAGACGCCTCAAAGTTAACTGGTATTGGTGAAGGGTCTATTAATGTTAATGATTTGTTTTCTTATAAAGTACCCCTAAATGATTCTCCGCAAAACGCAGTAGTTTCTCCAATAAGTAATCGTACATTTTTAGCAAATGATGCAAATGGAAATACAACTTATAAAGATAATTCAACGGGTCAAACTTATACTTTAGATAAAGCTGGAAATAATATTGGAATTGTTCAACAATTTAAAGGCGGGGGCAAGGTAATGAAAGCTCCTAAAGGAATTAAATGTTATGCTGATGGCGGAACAATAACTCCCGAAGAACAAAATCAAGGTTTTTATATACGCAATGGAGTGAAGTATAACCAAGCTGGAGTTCCAGTGATGGATAGTTATAATCCAACAATTACATCTGCAAATAATTCATTAAATACTGGCGGTACAGAATTTCAAACACAAGGTGACGTTCCATTAACAACTCAGAAATTAGATGCTACAGGTCAGCCTACAAAACAACCTTCACAAAATGAAATGAAGACAAGAGGCGTAGCGAATATGGCTGGACAAGCATTAGGTGCTTATGGTAGTGGATATTATGCTACAAAAGAAAATACATCTACTGGTGATACTGCTAGAAGCGGAATTATGGGGGCTGTTGGTAGAACTGGAGCTATTGGTGGAGCTGTTGCTGGGCTTGCGGCTATTGGTGACCAAATAGGAAAACCTATTCGTGAAAAAAGTGAAAAAGTAGATACAAGTGGAGAATTAGTGAATGAAGATAAGGCTAAAAAAAATGCAATGATTGGCGTTACACTTAGTCCCTCTAAACGATTAACATATAAAGGAGGTTTAACTGATGTTTCAGGAAAGGCTTATCTTAAATCAATAGAAGACCCATATAAATCTCAAATAGAAGAAGAAAAAAAAGTGGCAAGTCAAAATCAATTAAATGACGCTTTAGCTGCTCGTGAGAGAGGTGAAGTTGGATATACTGCCATTAATAAATATAAGCCACATGAATTTGCTCAAGGTGGAAAGATTGTTGGTAAAGGAACTGCTAAGTCTGATGATATTGATGCAAAGATTAAAGGAAATAGTTTTGTAGTGCCAGAAGAAAATTCTAAAATGGCTGAAACTATTCGTAAGGTTGTTCTTAAAAAAGCACCAAGCGTAAAGGCTAAATTAAACCAAAAGGGCGGGGAAAATGTAAAGCTTAGTAATGGTGAACATTTATTCACGCCAAGTGAGGTTGAAAAAATTGAAAATAAATTAGGGGATGATGTGTTAGATAAATTAGCTCCTAATTCTGCTAAACATGAAGATATGATGGAGGGTGAATATAGCGAAATGGAAAAAGAACACATGAAAGATGGTGGACTTTTATCGGCAGAAAAAGCAAGAATGATTTTGCATGATAAAATGGCTAATGGAAAACCGTTAACTGATAAGCAACGCAAATTTATGGGCTGGGTAGCTGGCGGACGTAAAGCAGAAGGAGGAATGGTAAATGGTTACGCTGATGGTGGTAAAATCCCAGAGGGAACAAAACTTGGTCAATATTATTATCGTAATGGCAAGTGGTCGGACAGTAAAGGAAATGTTCTTACAAAAGAATTTGGACAAAAATATACTGACGCTTATAATAAGCAAGTGAATAATGCCCCAACAAAAACTGGAGCTGAATTAGAAAAGGTTAGTAAACCAACCCTTAAAGCGCCAAGTGTAAAGAAAGTTGTGGCTAAAGCTGATAATGGAATTACTAATGAAAATTATGTATCCCCACAGGATTTAGCTTTATTAGAACAAATGAAAAAACCTACAGCTACAGTTCCAATAAATACTGGTAGTGGAGTAGTTAATAGTGTTAAACAAGAAACAGCTACAACACCACAAACAAATACAGATAAAGGCAAAAGCTGGAAAGCTTGGTCGCCTATGTTTGGAAATGTATTAGGTAATGCTGTTGAAGTAGGAGCAAGTTTAGCTCAAATAAAATTAGGGCGTGACGCTTTAAAGAAAGCTGGAGAGCGTCCTATTGGAGAAATAGACCCTACATTCCAAGCTAATGTTGACCGCGCTCAGGCTCAAAGTAAATATGGTTTTTCGGCTGAGCAAAATGCTTTATTAGCTCAGGAGAATCAAAATGCTACGAATGCAGCAAGGTTCGCCGCTCGTAATTTTTCTGGTGGTAGTGGTGGCAATGCTTTCAATATGGAACGTAGTGCAATTAACGAAGGATGGGGTAGAGGATTAAAAGCTAAGATAGCTGACCAAAATTTAATGCTTGACAAACAACAAACAGCTAATCAATTATCTTTACAAAAAGCGGGAATGAGCAGGCAATTGTTTGAAGATAAATTAGGAGCTTGGAATCAAGATGAAATGGCGGCAGCTGGATTAAAAAACCAAGGGTGGCGTAATATAATTGGAGCTAGCAGATATGCAAATGCTTTAAATAGTATTCAACAACAAAATCAATTAGGACAATAATTATGGCTTACGGAAATTTGCTCGGCGATACTGTCGATTTTCAGGCGGACGAAAGAATCAATGACCTTTATAGACAACAGGAAGGAATGCTTCGTGCTAAAGCTATGGCTGAATCGAAGGCTGCAATGTTTGCTAATGATGTAAAATATCAGAACGCGGCTAATTCTTTTGACGCTCCCAGAATCAAACAACGCGCCCAAAAATCTATTTATGAACTTGGAGCTTGGCAAAGAGAAAATCCTAATTGGAGAATTGATCCAATGCTAAGGGCTGAGTATAATAATAAATTAGATGACATTAAAAGTAACGAAGACGTATTGCGTGGAATGGCTTCTGACAATGCTTTTAAGGCTTTAACAGGTGACTTACAAGAATTAGCTAAGTCAGGTAAGCAATATAATAAAGCTGCTTATAATAAATATTTAGAGCAAAAAAAGAACTACGAGCAATTTGGCAATCAGAATGGATTTGAGGCAGCTCAAAAAGAGGGTTTTCAACCATTCGTTTATGTAAAACCAAAAGAATTTGTGGATGATTTGGCTGGTGATTTATTAAAGGCTGGAGATTCTATTCAAGATTACAATGTAATAAAACCTAAAGATGGTAACATTGGTGAGTGGTATAGCGAACCTAAACCCGAAGCCATTGCGTCTGTTAAGCAGTTGAAATATCAGCAACATGGCGACCAATTAATGCAATTGGCTCAGGAAAACGGTTGGGATGAAAAACAATTAGATAAATACGTTACAGATAATATTGCAGCTGGAGTTAAGAAGAATTATTCAATAGGTAATGCTAATGCTAAGTTTGATAATATGATGCGTAGTGCGGAACATCAATTACAAAAAAGAAAATTACAAGGTGAATTAACAGCTGGTACAGGATACACTCCATTTGATTATTTAGTTGACCCCAGAAATGAAGTGGGGCAATTAGCGCCAGATGACATTAAAAAAACATGGGGAGATAGACCAGCTAGTCCTATTTATGGAAATAGTGGAGCTAAAGTTGATTTATCAGATTATCCAGTTGATTTTGACGGTAGATACATTAAGAATAAAGGAATCCCTTTCTTTATGGGTAAGATTAAATTACCAGTTGCTGTGGCTGAAGAAAGAGGAATTTATAGTAACGGATGGCTCGATGCTGGAAAAATTAATCCTGAGTTCTTAGATATAGCAAGAAAGAAAACGGCGGTTGATAAAGACGGTAAAGAGCAAGAATATATTGAAGTAGATTATAATTTGCCGATTAATCCAAAAGATAAAGTGGCGAGAGATAAATTTAATGTATTTGTATTACCAGATAAATTAGTAGCTGAGGGTGGAAATCCATTTCATCAAACTGGAACTTATCAAGGTCATCAAATTGGAACTGTTGTAAAAACAAATCAAGGTAATTTTTTAGTAACCGATAAAGGCTACGTGCCTCAATAAAATTATGCCAGAAGATAATGTATTAACATCATTGCCCGCTGGGGCTAAAATTATTTCGGGTGACGAACCAAAGGTTTTAAAGTCATTACCTTCTGATACGAAAATATTAGAGGTTGAAAAACCTAAGCAAGACACCGCTTATGCTGATTTTTTAAAAGGTCAGGAAAGTCAAAATCAATTTGAAAATATCATAAACAACATTCCCGACTTAGACGATAGTAAAAAACAAACTATTAGAGATTTAGCTTTAAAAGG